CAAAACTTATACATAATGAGTGCAAAAAAGGAGGCAAAAGGATATGACATCGAAAGTTTGGGAGAAGCAAATCGGAGGATCACACTATCAAAAATTTAAAATTCAGCCAAGTAAATTCGTAATTGAAAATGAGTTGCTATATCCTGAAGGATGCGTTATAAAATATATCTTGAGACACAGATTGAAAGGAAAAAAACAAGATTTAGAAAAAGCAATTCACTTTATAGAAATGATTATTGAACGAGATTATCCTAAAGATTTTTTAGAAGAAGCTGAGAAAGAGAAAAAAGAATTAGAAGAATCTTATAAAGAATCAAGAAGACAAACAGAAGAACGGAGATCCAAAGAATGGATTAAAGGTTACAACAAATGGAAGAAAAATAAATGATTAAAGCTCAAACAGAATGGAATAGTCCTACTTCGTTCCCAGATTTAAAAGATCATAAATACATAGCAATTGACTTAGAGACGAGAGACCCAGGATTAAAATCACGTGGCTCTGGTGCATTAATTGGCGAAGGGGAAATTGTGGGGATAGCTGTGGCTGTTGAAGGATGGTCTGGTTATTATTCTTTTGGTCATTTAGAACAAAATCATTTTGATGAGGTTACAGTGATAGCTTGGATCAAAGACGTTTGTGCTTTACCTGCTACAAAAATATTTCATAATGCAATGTATGATGTATGTTGGTTAAAGGCCTATGGTGTTAAAATCAATGGACACATTGTGGATACTATGGTTATGGCAGCTTTAGTTGATGAGAATAAATTTTCTTATTCTTTAAATAGTGTTTCTTATGAATATCTAGGGGAAGTAAAAGATGAGACAGCATTAAAAGAAGCTGCATCTGACGCCGGAGTAGATCCTAAAGCTGAAATGTGGAAACTACCCGACATGTTTGTAGGTTCCTATGCCGAAAAAGATGCTGAATTAACTTTAAAACTTTTTAAAAAATTATCAACAGAAATTAAAGCCCAAGATTTAACAAAAATATTTGATTTGGAAACACAATTATTTCCTGGTTTAATTGAGATGAAAATTAAGGGCGTTCGGGTGGACATTCAAAAAGCCCATACACTAAAGAAACAATTAGCATCACAAGAAGAAACATTACTCCTAAAAGTAAAAAAAGAAACAGGAATAGAGCCTCAAATATGGGCTGCAAGAAGCATTGCCAAAGTTTTTGATAAACTTGGTTTAGAATACGAACAAACGAAGAAAACAAAAGCACCTTCCTTTACTAAAAATTTTTTGCAAGAGCATACACATCCTTTAGTACAATGTATAGCAAAAGCTAGAGAAACAAACAAGGCACATACAACTTTTATAGATACTATTATTAAGCATCAATATAAAGGTAGAATACACGCAGATATTAATCCAATTAGAGGTGTGGGGGGAGGAACAGTAACAGGAAGATTTTCTTATTCTAATCCTAATCTCCAACAAATCCCAGCGAGGAACAAGCAGCTAGGGCCGATGATTAGATCATTATTTATACCAGAAGAAAAACATACTTGGGGTTGTTTTGATTACTCACAACAAGAACCAAGACTGGTTGTCCACTACGCAGCGTCAAGTCAAAAACTTCGAGACGAAGAAGAAGTAAAAAGAATTGTATCAGAGTTTAATCATAACGATGTAGACTTTCACCAGATTGTAGCAGACATGGCAGAGATACCAAGAAAACAAGCTAAAACAATTAACCTTGGTTTATTTTATGGAATGGGTAAAGCTAAGTTACAAGCGGAGTTAGGTTTAAATACTAAGGACGAAGCTGAAAAATTATTTAACAAATATCATAACCGTGTTCCATTTGTTAAAGACTTAATGAATAATACTTCTAGAGATGCTTCTGGTTCAGGTTATATTACAACATTACTAGGTAGAAAATGTAGATTTGATAAATGGGAAGAAGCTGTGTATAATCCCGGCGTTTTAAAAGTTCCTATGAGTCATGCTGAAGCTGAAAAAAAATATGGAGGTGAATCTATTAGAAGAGCTTTTACTTACAAAGCTTTAAACAAATTAATTCAAGGATCAGCTGCGGATATGACTAAACGAGCCATGCTGGACTTATATAACGAAGGTATTGTCCCACATATACAAGTTCATGATGAGTTAGATATTTCTGTAGAATCACCAGAACAGGCTAAGAAAATTATTGAAATTATGGAAAACGCTGTTAAACTAAATATTCCCAATAAGGTTGATTACGAAGAAGGTAATAATTGGGGAGAGATAAATGGATAATAAAGGCTTACCTAAATGAAAATATTAATGTATAATATGCATCAATAAAATAGGAGTTATTATGTTGATATATGGAAAAACACCAAACGATTACTTGAAATTAGCTAAAGCACATAAGAAAAAAGTTGCTGTAGGATTAATAATAGTAGTTGCAGTCTTGTCTTGGATATTTTAATATACACGCCGCAATAAATTTGCGCTAAATAGTCGAACCGCAATAAATTTGCGCTAAATCATTAAATAATTAAATAGTTAAATAGTTAAGTGTAGAAAATGACCAAAAAATGTAAAAATTGTAATTGTGATTGTCACTGTGATGGCGATCTTCACGGAGATGTATATGGATTATGTACCTGTGAAAATTGTAAATGTCGTGAAGTAAAAGACGAACCAGAAGGTCTTGTTGTTGATGAGACTGGAGAATGTGAATCGTGTCAATAGGAGGTAAAGTGAATTATTATTTTACAGGAATATTAATTATACTATTAGTTCTGTTTGCTTTATTTGTACCAGCATATCCAGACACTACACAAAGCAACGTAAGTGGTTCCAACACTTCAATTGAAGGGGGGTATGAATCAACTTCAGAAACTACATATCAATCTGGATCTGAATCCACAACTACAACAAATAATACTACAAACTCAGATATAAGATCATCACCTCCTACTGCTGCTGCACCATCCTTTTCTGCACAATCGCAAGATGTCTGTGCAACAGGAGCTTCAGGTGGCATACAAACATTTGGTTTAGGTATTTCAGGTGGCAAGACCTTTAGGGATTTAAATTGCGAAAGAATTAAACTTGCTAAAGTCTTGAACGACTTTGGTATGAAAGTTGCAAGTATTGCACTTCTTTGCCAAGACGAAAGAGTTTTTGAAGCTATGATTAATGCTGGAACTCCTTGTCCTATTGATGGAAAAATTGGCGATGCAGCGTTGGTAATATGGCAGAAGTATGACCATGAAAGACCTGACTTTAAAACTTATGTCAAGCGAATGGATGAAAGAAAAAAAGCTGACAAGCTAGAGCAAATAGCCATGACAAAAGAGTTTGAAAGAATTGAAAAAGAAAAAATTAAAGAAGAATCTAAAAACAAAAAAGACATAGATTGGCAACCAACTAAATGATATGGTTAATAATATTTATAGGATTATGGCTTATGCGATTTATCGTATTAACAATTTTGCTGACGATATTAACCCTTACGACTTCAGCAGAAGAGACAACAACAAGTAATCTACTTAGTCAAGATTTTTCTACAGCGTGGTCTGGCACGGCTACTCAAAGGCATGGCAATAGTACTGTTGCTGCCGTTAATAACACATATATTAAGTCTGACGATGTAAGTTTAAAAGACGACGCGAATTTAACAGAAGCTCAATTACAAGATGGCTTTACATCAAATCATTCTTTTAAATATTGGCATTGGAATAATTATAATTCTACAGTTACCTCAAAGGTAACAATAACTAAGCCAGATGGTGAAGCAACAACACAAATTAGGACATATAGTTCTACTGGTTGTGGTTATATTAACTGTGGTAGCTTTCAATCTGGATCTGATACTTTGTCTTTATCTAGAAGCACCCAAACAGATTTTGATATTAATGTAAGATATGATTTTACAGATACTTCTAATAGTTCAAGTCATTATTCAGTAGACTTAAAAGAACCCTCTCTTACAATTACATACGAATCAGAACCCATAGATCAATCTGTTCAAGATGAAATAAATGAGATCTTTGAAGATTTACAAGAAGAAGTCTTTGAAGATATAGAGGAATTTACCTTTGAGGAAGAGACATTTATTTTTGCTGAAGCACCTCAATTTGAAATGGAAGTAGAAATGGAGATGGAAACATTTACATTTGCAGAAGAATTTTTTGAGGAATTTTTTGAAGAAGTTGCAAAGTTTAGAACTGCAAGAAAAATATATGCAAAAATTTTAAAGGAAAGATTTCATGCAAAAAATCCTAAATCTTTGCAGCTTAGATTTCATACTCAGACAAGTGGTGAATCATTAACAGCACAGCAGCCTGATAATAACATCGTTCGTGTGGCAGTACAAGCAATGGCTGCAGTTCTTGGTGGAACACAATCACTTCATACAAATTCAAGAGATGAAGCATTAGCATTTCCTTCACAAGAGGCGGCAAAGATTGCATTACGGACACAACAAATTATTGGGTATGAGAGTGGGGTGACAAAGACTGTTGATCCTATGGCTGGTTCATATTACATGGAATCACTTTGTGATGAAATTGAAGAACAAGTATGGGATTATCTTAAAAAAATTGATAAGATGGGTGGAGCACTTAAGGCAATTGAAAAAGGATATTTCCAATCAGAAATTAGACAAAACGCGTATCGACTAAAGAAAGAAGTAGATGATGATCAACGCATACTAGTGGGTGTCAACAAATTTACTGAAAAATCTGAAAA